CAGACTACTTTTCCCGCCAGTTTCCAAATGCACGTGCCCAGGAGCTCGTTGGTGGGTTCTAGTGACAGACTAAAATATCACCGCCGTCTTTCAAAATATTCAAAATTTTCAAAGAGAGGGCACCACCACTTCGCGACGCAAGCGCACCGCGCACTGACCCACCCGCTTGACCAAGCACAACGAAACGATCATGCCGTCCTTCATCCCCGTGAAGGAATTCAGAAACCTGCGCATCGACCATGGCTCGAAGACGATCGCCACTATCATGGCGGAACACGTCGTCAACGAAGAACAAGAAAACTTGTTCATTCTTCCAGACGCGCAGCGCGACCCGACGAAGGGGTGGAGCACTTTGCAGCGCCAAGAATACATCGAGTCTCTTCGATTCAAACTCACCGCGGATCAAAACTGGCTCATCAACGTCGACTCCGCGACGGACACGTACGAACTCCTCGACGCAGGACACCGCCTCGAAACGGTCAAAATGTTTGACCGATCGGAGTTGCCGGCGATGGACGGGCGGTATTTGAAGGACATGACTAAGAAGGAAATATCATACTGGAGACACAAGATATCTATCAATTTGTGCTTTTACTACGATCTGACAGCGGAGCACAGGCAAATCCTGTTCAATCGCCGAAACCAGGGTCTGACTATGTGTGATGGCGAACAACTCAACTCTCGCCTCTTCACGTCCCCATTCGTCAAGTACCTCAAGTATGAATTATTACCGATGTTCCACGCACCGCTCACGCGAGTGGCGTCGACGGTGAACGAGCGCGAGAAGGAATTCTTCACCCTCTTTAGACTCGTCAATCGCATTCTCAATCCAGGAACGACGGCGAAATCAAACAAAGACATTCTCGAGAAGGCGCTTCCGGAATGTGAACGGCTCATGCTTTCGTCGGAATGGCAGACGAAGAAAAAGAACGACATCATCAAGTTTCTCAACGCACTTTTCCACGCGTTCGATCGTCGGCTTGAATACGTCAACATCGACATCAAGAAGCGAAGCGCTGATGGCAAGAAAGAACTCAAGGAGAAAAACCTCTATTCGATCACGGAGTTGTATGTGGTGCTCGATTGGTTCATGAATGAGTTTGAAAATTTTCAAGAGTTCGTGAGTTTGGATTTGACGACGCAAAAACTCATCTTCAAAAGTGCCATCCAGGAATTCATGCTCATCGGGTGGAAGGGTCTGTCGCCCGAAGACAAGACGATTTGGTGCGACAAGTGGTCACACGGTGCTGACTGTGGACGCAACGTCGATCACTCGGTCAAAAAAACCGCCGCACTTCTCGAGTGGTTGGACCTTAATTTTTCACGCATGGTTGATAATCACGTGAACACGGGTCGAAAAAATGTCACATCCAAAAATCGAGTCTCATTCCGCCTTTAAAGACTTTTTAGTCTCCAGCGATCTAAATACATGCAATACATAAGTACTCTCACATGCCGACGCTCGACCTCGACGCGATATGCAACCCACCGCCGAGTCGTGTCTACACCTACGAGCCGGCGCCAATCTATCGCTTCGAAGACTACATCGCACTGTACGAGCGACACGCTCGAGCCGAGGGGTGGACGTTCGACCCGGCGCGCTTCGACCCAAAGGTGTACCGGCGAAAGTCGCCACCACCACCAACGGTCGAATGTGAAAAATTGGCATGGAGAACGTTCAACGACGCCGTGCAACTCGATGTGCAACTCATCGTCGACGAAGAGACCGAGTACGTGACGATTGTCGTCGGTAGCGTGCTTCACGATCTTTTCACCAAGTACTGGTCGAAGACGGAGCAGCCACCGCTCAACGAGCTCGTCATTGCGTTTAAAAAACTTGGAGCAGACGACGCTTTTTTGAAAAAAATCATCAACCGACATGACCAAATTCAGTCTGTGTGCGAGAAATTCGACCTCGATAAGGTTTTCAAACCGAAAGCCAAACCCAAACCCAAAGCCAAAAAGGCGAAAAAGGAAAAACAAGAAGAAGACGTCGTCGTCATCGAAGAAGACGTGGTCGAAGATGAACACGACGACGAGGAGGAAGATGACGAGGATTTTGAAGGCATGGACGTCGAAGACAATGAAGACGAAGACGATCAGGCGAACGACGAAGAATTCGTGGACATGGAAGACGACGACTAATTTCCTATTGTAACAGTAAGATGTTCAGCACGTATACGATTAACATGGACGCACAACCCGACCGTTTCGTCACACAGAGGGAGTATCTCAGACAGACCGGAATCGAACCCACGCGAGTGCACGGCTACGCGTACGACGAGATTCGAAAACCGGAACTCGAACGATTTTTCAAACCTCACGCGCGCGTCATCATGCCGAAGAGTAACATTGGGTGTTGTTATTCACACCTGAAGGCGTTGGAACACTTTCTCGAGAACGGTATCAGTCCGATCGCGCTCATTCTCGAAGACGACGCGTACCCGCTCTTCATCGACCGAAGACATCTCGAAGACAAAATCAGAGGAAACAATCTCGATTGGGACTTTCTCTTCCTGCATTGCGATGGGTTCTGTCCAGAGGGTGGCGGTGCACCCGGTCGACTGTCCGGATCCGCCGCGGCGTATTTCGTCACGCGAGACGGCGCTCGAAAAGCGTTATTGCATAAGTATTCCGATCACTTCGACATGGATTCGTCTCGCATTCCAGGCGTGAGGAAACTCGTCGACGGCGAGAATTCGTTTTGGACGGACGAGGACAACGTCATGACGCGACAAGAGAGCACGAACAGAAATGCCCGACACTGTCCCGACGCGTTGAAGAATATCAAGGGTAACCGCGGTGAAAAGAACGTGTGTCACGCCTTGGCGTATCGACTTTTTCGAATCGGACCCGTCACGGTGGACTCGATTCACGTTCTCACCGCCGCGATAGGTCTGATCATGTTGAAATTATTAAAGAGTGCTTGAGTAATCACGTGAGATGGAATTCGTTCGCAAGCGTTTGGCACTGGGACGTGAAAAATATGGACACGGTGTTCGAACGAGGGACAATCCGCGGACGTGGGGCACGGACAAGGACAGCTGGCTGGAGATGGCGGACGAAGAATTCGCGGACGGCGTCGTGTACATCGTCGCCGATTACATTCGAAACTTTGAAGCACCAAGTGACCACGGAGACGATAATGAACGCATCCTTGAACTCATCGAGTCACCGTGGCTCATGAAGAGCGAATCCCACCGACGTAAAACTGAGACCCTCATGAATTTAATTTCGAGTGCTATATAAATGATCAAGAACTTCTTATCACCGATCACGGATCCGCTAGAGTCCGCGCTCAGAGCTCGTCCCATCGTGTTCACGCTCGTGATTCTCTACCAGGGTCTCTTCTCTGGGAACGCGATCTCCATTCCGAAAAATCTTCAGGTGATGTTCGATAACCCCTTGTTCCGTTACATTTCAATCGTCGCGATCGCGTTAAGTGCGACACAGGACATCGAATACGCGATCGTCTCCACGTTCGTATTCCTTCTCATAATGTACGCCATCAAAACACCGGAAGAACGAAAAAAGACTGGATTGGTTTAAATTATTTTTGAAATTTCAAAATGACTGACCACACGTCAACCCACCCACGTCCATGAGGCGCGCCAGATCCGCGCGCGTCATGGTACGATCACCCGAACGTCGGAAGAAGATTCCACAGCCGTGGACACACGCCGAACACGCCGCGTTCCTCACGGGTCTGAGCGCATTCGGAAAAGGTCGATGGAAAGACATATCCACTCACTACGTACCCTCGAGAACGAGTACACAGGTGGCGTCCCATGCACAAAAATATTACGCGCGAAAGGATTCAAATCTAACGAAACGACAACGACGATACAGTAGCATGTTCGACACCACCGCGCGCGTGGAGGGGTCGGATGAAAGTCCATGTGCCACGCAGAGGGACGCGTCGGAGCCACACGCACGCGAGGGCGACGAGAGGGGTGTGGATAACAACGCCGCGCTGCCAGCGCTGGATCACATGCATCCACAATTCTTTTACATATCGCCTATACTCCTATATAATTACTTTCTCATGACGCATAGTATGTCGCATTTATACACAATTCCAAAAACGCGGTATCCCTTGTATTCAGAACATTAAGGAAATTATTGTCTCATATCCCCCAGTGCGCTCCTGATTCAAAATTTAGATACCCGACTAAATTACCAACATGCTGGCTGCTATTTGGTCTGATTTAGACAAACTTCAAAAGCAACACGACGATGAACATAAAAACGAAAAGCCGGCACAACACAATTTGGTGAAGAATTTCTGCGTGGAATGTCACGGGGTGAAGGTGATCTCACCCGAAGGATTGCCGACGTGTTCGGCGTGTGGTCTGGTCGAGGACTCATTTATCGACCAATCACCGGAGTGGACGAGCGGGCTCACGGACGACGGTCGGGTATCGGACCCGAGTCGATGCATACACCCGAATGCGAATCCCGATCTTTTCAGTGCGTCGTGGGGTAAGTCGACGGTGATGTCGACTAGGGCGAAGAAGGTTTCGAGATACGAGAACAGGCGCCTGTCTCGAATC